GCCTACTGTGGGATTGCAGTTGATGGTGAGTACACACAGAAAGAGGTTGATACACTGTGTGAACTTTGTTTGAAGGAACTTAAGAAGAGGAATGTTCAGATTTTGCTTCCGATCTAGAATGGAATATCATCATCAAATAAATCTCCATTAATATCTCTGTGAGTGTATTTAACAGGGGCCGCATTGTCGGCCTCTTTTATTTTGCTCACGTATGCAGGGCAGTTTGTTAATGCGCCTGAAAGCTCCCAAGCATCATTGAAAACTTCAAGCTCAATCTCAAACCACTCAATATTCTTGCGTGCCCACAACAAGTAATCAGGATCAAGTGTGATTACTTCTTCAACAGTCTTTCCCTTATACTTCCCAAATGTGAGTGCTTTGTTAAGAGTGAACAAGGTTACATTACTTGTTGACGGCATTTTGAATTTCCTCTTGCAATGATTTCTTAAGACTTACAGCTGCCCATGTTTGAATGTCTTGAGCATAACCAATGATGCGCATACAATTACTTTCGATTTCACAGAGAGCTGATTTGTCTGGTTCAGGGCGCCGCATAAGTTCTTCATTACGAGTATGAAGTTTTGTGATACAAAGTTGCGCTTCACTTGCAGCAATTTGAAAATCAAGATAGATTGATGGATGAACTGCCTTCATGCTAACATCTCCTTTTCTTCATCTGAAAGTAGGTTAAAATCTACTAGTTTACTTCTTGGTTTGGTTGAATCAAGTTCTCTAATCACACGCTTCTTTGGTAGAAACTTTCCTTTGAATGTTTGAATCTTATCTGCGCGAGCTAGGTTCTCCAAGATAGTAGCCAGTTCAGTTGGCTTATCCAGATCATTGTGAACAAATTTCCACAAGTCTGCAGCTGATATTGGTTCATGAGAGTTCTCAAGGATTTGAAGAATCTTATGTGCTACATCTGCATGACGCGCCTTACCAAACTCTCCTAACGCCTTTGGCATGAAGTGCTCAGCATATGAAAGCATTGTGTTTGCATACACAACATCATCAGGTTGGATTGTATCTGAAAGTCTGATGGCTGCTACAATCATACAAAGTTTTAACAGATGCGTGAATCGCCTGTTTGAGTAGGATTCAAAGCGCGCATCATCCAGGTCTTTCCAACTTCTGTAGATTGTATCCAGAAGATTCTTTGCTTCATCACTCAGCCGCATTTTACCTGTAGATATAGCAACTGTTTTGATTTCTCGCAATGCAACCAAAAGTGCAGCTGTGTGCTCTGCATCTGGAGGTTCAGGCCATGTAATCTTATCTCGTGTTCTATCTCCATAGATCATAAGAGTTCTAGAGAAGAAGCCTTGGCCTAGAATCTCAATTGGAAAAGCTGCACTAAATCCTGTAGGAGTGTTACCGCCTAGAATATTAATTGTTGGATTCATGATCTGAACAGACTTGGAGTTCTTAACTTTGGATTCAAACCTTCCACTATAATCCCACAGCTCTCCAAGATCAGTAACAAAATCTAGAATGTTATTTCCAAAGAAAGTATTAAACTCTCCGGCAACAATGAACATTTCACTGACGGTATTGGGGTCATCTTGTCTATCTCCGAAAAGAGATTGTTCAAGAAAATCTGAAGCGTCTGTTGATTCAGCTGAGTTTTGCTCAGCCATGTCGATAAAGAATTTTTCTTTAGTAGTCTTAGTTGGACTGAAGTGAGTATATCCTGACTGTTTAAGAAGTCCTTTAGCAATATTGATTGCGGATGACTTCCTGCTACCTGCACTTCCAATAAGCAGGGTATACATATTTGGATAGATTGTAAAGTGTCCATGTTGTATATAGATGTCCCGTGATAAGTAGGCTGCTACGCACGTGAGTAGACTCCAGCGATGAAAGATGGCTGGAGGTTCAGTATCTTTTGTGTACTGGAGATAGCTTGTTATCAGGTCATGGTTCATACAACTTATCCTAGTTCACTCCAGTAAGTTCCGCCACACTTGTTGGCTGCTGGAACAGTGAATGTTCTTGTTTTACCATCATATCCCTGCACTGTTACAGGAATCTCCATACAACGTGCAACCATGTCAGAGAGATATTCATGACCGATTCTGTATTGATGTGGGATAGAATCATGAATCTGACCAATGAGTTTGAAATTACGCCAATGCTGCGGGTGAATTGCAATTTCATAGAACACGCGCATGAATGCTTTGTTAAGTGTCATCGCATTAAGTGATTGAGGCTCATGTGCAATGTAAGAGTTCTTGTGAGATTTGTTCTTATCTGGATGGCCAAAGCAACGGCGCGTCCAACCACCAGTATATTCATACCAGTATGCAACATTGTAACAACTCTTGCTCCACTCATCTTGTTCATGAGGAACATGCCTAGCCTTAGACTTCAAGTGACGAGTAGTGACAAGCTGATGCACCATACCTACATAGTAGTTACCTGCAATTCCAGGATAAGTTTTATGAAAGGATGCAAGCAAGTATTCAGCAATCTCTTTCGGCCCCCAAGTTTTAGGAAGATTCAGAAGGCGCTTAGCTTCATAAATCTTCTCAAGTCCCATAGTTTCTACGAGTACGCCAGCTCCCATATTATAGTTTGCTCCGTGATTGACTCTCTTGGCAAGATCACGCAGTTTCTTATCGAGAGTCTTTCTAGTGGAGTTGTCGAAGATTGCAGAGTATGGTACACCAAAGAAAGCACTTGCATTGACGGAATGAAAATCATCTTCTCCGGACACTGCTGCAATAAGTTTCTCATCTCCTGCAATATGCGCAGTATCTCTAGACTCCGCTTGCTCAAGGTCTGCTTCGCCAAGTAAGAAATCGTTATCTGCTCGCAAGGTTTGTTTAACATCCTTACCTCTGGGGATGTTCTGAAGTTGGAGTCCGCACCAAAAGTGATGCTCTCTACTTGCAAGTCTACCTGTGTCTGTACCATGTGGAATGAGAGAATATAAGATTCTGCCATTGAATTCCTTTGCACCTTTCTTATCCTCAGATGTTGCGAGATATGTACTTGCTAGTTTGCGAGCTCCACGAATATCCAAAATCTTACCAAGGATTCTGTTATTGAGCGGGTGCATGAACATACCTTTAGTGATATGTTTTTCATCAGTTGAATCCCATTGCTTACGTGAAGCGAGAGGGGAATCTACAAGTCCAAGAACAGCAAAGAGCTTCTTTACTTGAAGCGGGGAGTTAGCATTAAGGTGAACACCAAGCATGTTATACAGTGAAAGATTGGCGCGCTCAATGATTGCATCCTGCTCTTTGCGCGCTTCAGTTAATCGCACCATGTCCCTTTTAATTCCTGTCATCTCACTGAGGATGCAAGGGAAGTTAATCGGGAACTCAGCTACATAGTTACGTTGTGCCCACTCAGGTGCTTGTTGAATCCAACTGATGAATGCGAGAGCAGTCCCCCAGATATCGAGTGCGTTGTACATGTAGTACTGTTGCAGGTCAGAAGTATCTGCTAAATCTTTCCAGTATCTACCATCACGCACAAGGAATGCTACAAGAAATGCAAGATCTTTAGGTAGTTCTGCCAACCATGCATGGAACATGGTAGCAGTGTCCCACATATAACCCCACAGTACGATGTTGTAACGGAGCAGATAAGATATATCATATTTACCATTCTGGAGAATCTTCGGGATTTCTAGGGAAGCAATCTTACGAGCATATGTAACTGCTACCTCTCCGTACTCTCCAATCATAGGAAGAACAAAGCAACGTACTTCTACTTCAGTGCTTTTGAGATAAACAGCGGCAAAGCCGATGCAAGTAATACTAAGAGGTTCTTTCTTGGTTTCGATATCAACTGCAATATAGTCCGCATTGGAGAGTGCTTCATAGCATTCCTCGAAGTTGGCTGGAGTAATGAGAGTCCAGTTAAATTTAGAAAGTGTAGGAAGTCGCAATGCTGCCCACTCTTCAGGAGCAGTAAGTTTGCTGATGAATTTCTCAGTTACATAAGGAGCATATGGAACTGTGAGAAGTTGTTCAAGAGGATGGATTGCTACAACTTCTACACCACCTGGAGTCTTGAAGTAAGACCCTGCATAGTCATCCAAAGAAGGAAGCTTTTTGCTCCAGTCCTTAGTTGGCATTAGGCGCGCGAGTAGTTGCTGTGATGTTGTGAAGATTCCAGTGATATCTTTCTTCTTGCAGTACAGTTCAATCTCAGCAAGTGTCGTCACCTTTTCAGTAATTACAAATACTTCAGATGTACGTACAAGTGCTTTGAGTCGAGGTACATAGGATACATCTGCATAGGTACCAAGAAAGAGTAGACGTGGCATCACTGTTACCTGTGTAAGTGCGTGGAAGTAGTGAAGATTGTAATAGAAAAACTCCCCTCTGTTACAACTTAGTTATAACTTGCAGAGAGGAGCAGGCCTATTAAACCTTACAGAGTACCTTACAGAGTGCTGATTGCTTTGATGCCTTGATACGTTTTGGTTGCATCATTCCTATCTGCACGAGTAGTGAAAACAACTTGGCAGTTGGCACCTTTGGCAGCTTCCATGATTTCACGCATCGAAGTACCTTCAGCAATACCCAAACCTTCACGCAGCGAGTTGAGAACTTTTTTCAGTCCACCTTGACCAAACTCATTGTTCAGCATGAAGGACACAGAAGTAGTTGCTTTCTCGGCGGGGGGTTCAGCAGTAGGATCGCTCAGCTCGACAACTTCTTGGTTGGTAAACTTGAGTTCAACTGCAGGATTGTCACCAATCTTTTTTGCGGTCAGTTCAACTGTGCCATTGTATGCACCAGCAGGAAAGACTTTGAACTCAGGCAGATCAGCCAGATCATCCAGGGTTGCGTCGAGAAGGGAGTCAATATTAACGGAGTCATTCATTTTAATTTCCTTTTCTAAAATTAAGTTGAGTTAAATTAAGTTACTTCAATGTGAGTCAGGATTGGAACTGCGTACTACCACTAGCTGCCTGACTTTCAGCTAATTTTTGAAGTCGTTCGATTTCAGCTTCGATGTAAAACTTAATCTTCTTTGCATCACGAATCTTATCTGAGTGTGATGCGCGCCCATAGCGATAAGCTGCGCGGAAGATCTCACCAATCTGTGCATTCATATCACAGTGAGAAATGAGGTCTTGAAGCTCTGTAGCTCCAGCAGGAAGCTCGTAATAGGATGCTGTGCTACCATCACTGGTTTCCTTGGTTGTCATATGAAGTTCTTTCATAAGTTCTCCAATAGATTTATCTTTGAAGTGATCTTTGAACTCTGGAAGTTTGTCAGCCATTATACAATTCTCCTATTCGGCCAGAACCATTTCTGAAGTTGGCTCATATTTCCAAGTGTGAATCCTGCAGCATTCTTATGTCCACCACCACCAAATTTCTTAGCAATCATGGATACATCGAAGTCTCCATTGGATCGCAGAGAGCATTCAATCTTAGAGTCTGCGCGTTGATGCCAGCACAATCCAAATGTTCCACTCTTAGTTGCAAGTGCATGACCTACATCACTCGTAAGAAATCTAGGACAGTTAGCTGCAAGTCCGTTGATACCTACTTCACGATTCAGTGTAAGATTCTTGTAAGGAATATCAGCAGGATTGCTATCAGGATCAGGTGTAGATTCATACCAAGTGATCGTGCATTCCATTGAGGCTGTATCTACAATACCTTGAACTTGTTGCTCATGCGCGCGAATAAGAGTCTTGCCTTCCTTTAGTAACTCGTCAATATTAAAGTCAACCCACTGCTCAAAGCTCCAAGGAGTGTGACTCCATAATGCTTTTTGAAGTTCTTTGGTACCTTCCAGCTTAAACTGCCAACGATCATAATCATCAATATAATAGATTATGCTAGGTACATATGAATCTGTAATTTGCTCCCAAGTAAGCAATGCTCCACTCTTATGTATGCACAGATGAATGTAGTAGTACCTCTTAGAAGGATCAACTTCCTCTTCAATATACAATCCATCTTCAGGAACTGTGCCACACCAATTCTCAAATGCAGACTTGTGATGATCAAACCAGAAGAACTTAGATGCAACACTCATAATGAATTGAGTTGTCAGCTTATCAAAACTGAAGTCAACTACATACACTACCTTATTTTTGAGGAAGCCATGATCCATTTCAAGAGCAGAGAATGTAAGTTGTCCATACTTGAGAGGAAGGTACATTACTCCATCAGAACCAAGCTTGTTCCACAGTGCAAAGGCTGCACCAAATCCATCAGCACAATCTGCATGGTAGATGACTACTGTGTGATGCGAATTCATTTCTTATCTCCTTGCTGGGCTCGCATTGCTGCGAGATTGTTAAGCGCTGTTTGTGCAGGATTCCCACTTGTCGGTGCAGGCGCGGACAATACAGAAGGTGCAGACGATCCAACCTGAGAAGTAAAAATTGGAAGCAGTGAAGGAGTTTCCAACCTCTCAATCTCAAAATCAGTGCGACTCTTGGTGAGTACATTAGGTAATGCAGTAGATGAACTGAACGCTACATGTTTGCGATTGCGAATATCACAGTACACAACGTGACCAAATGCCTTCGCTACTTCTGTACTCATACTTGCAGAGCCAAAGGTAGGAACTAGTTTAGTCTTACCATCCTCCATTGCTGCTTCTTGTGCATGAAAGATCACAACAAGATGGAAGTTAGCTGCTTGCATTTGAGATAGTGCATACTCAGTATGCTTTCGCAATGCACCCCAATCATCACGCTCAGGTTTGGCATCAATTGGCTTGGTGCGCATGATGTGAGCAAGGATTGAATTTGACCACTGAGTTCCAGAGTCTATCACAACGATGTGATTGCTGTCAAGCACTGAAAAATCTAAAGAATCAAATGCTTCTGGAGCAGACTTCTTACATAAAGAGCAACCTACCTTACCATGAGCATGACAGATTTCAGCCTTGCCACTCTTAAACAGTTGAGCGAGAGTATCTGCTGCAATAGGATATGATGCAGAGTCAGGAAGTTTGATAAGATCAATGTTCTCCTGAGAAGTGGTGGGAAGTTTCAACAATGTTTCTGCACCATTCTCAATATCCAACCAATGGAGTTTGAATTGAGAAGCAAGTTGTGCAACTAGTGTAGTCTTACCTGAACCTGGAAGTCCAACAACAGCTACACGTTGCGGGTGGAAATGATCGCCCTTGAATGATTCAGTTAGTTTCATTGGACGCACCTTCAGCTTCAGTTTCACGAATCAGAGTAGTGATGACTGCATCAAGCTCTTTGAACTCCGTTCCGATGTTATTGATGAGAGCAGACATGGCATTAGAAGATGCTGCTACCCCAAGCATGAATGCTTTGTAAACGAGAAGGGAAGGAAAGTCTTTGTTAGCAGCTTCAAATTCAGGAGCAGCTTTTTCGATGAAATCAGTAATGATTTTAAGAAGCTTATTGCGCGCTTCAATGTCACGAATCTGCTCAGTGGTAAGTGGAATAAATTCAGTTTGAAATGATTGTTCCATAATGTATATTCTCCTAAAGTAATGACTTGGCAATCTGTGCTTCAATCAAATCACCTACATCAAGTGATATGTGAAATGTAGAATGATCATCAAGAATCTTTTGTTCAGCCTCTACACTGAGAGGAGTTGTAAGTAATGATGTTGAAAGTGTGCAAGTGTTAAGAAAGCCGCACTCACGAAAGAAATTGAAACAACTTTCCCCTCGCATTGGATACACGCCAGCTTTTTCATACATCAGAATAGTATCACAGTCGAGAAGAAGTTCCTGAATCCACAGTGCGCGCTGGAGATAGGACTTCTTGAATGGGAGAGGAAGATACTCTCTACTCTTTGTTTGATACACAAGATAGAGGACTTCATACGAAGAGAGTGATGGAAACAATACATCAAGCACAATGCTGTATCCGATTGCTTGTGCGCTGTTCTTGTATGTGGCTGGATTAACTGCTGCTGCTCCAGTACTCTTAACTTCCAGTACCATTACTGCACCTGTCACCTTGTTCTTTAGTACAGCATCTACATATCCACGATACTTGAATCCGTTAGGAAGTGTGATAATGAAGCTAAGTTCTACTGCAGGTACAGGTTCAGATGTACCCTCAGGAGTGTAATATACTAGTTCATAATCGCGAAGTAATGTTGATTCCCTTACATATTGAAAGCGCTCAACAGCAATCATAGCTTCCCAGAAGGATTTGCGCGCCTTGGTATCTTCAGCAAATAGATCGGTATCCCAGATCATAAATGCTTCCCAGTAACAGTCTTCAATACTTTTGTTTTGAAGAAGGGATTGGATACCTGCACCTACAATGTGGCCAAGAGAGAATGTGACTTGTGATTTCTGCTTAAGAGTTTCTTCCACTTCTTCTGAATCTGCACCAAGCCTATACAGTTGATATTTGCGAGGGCATGAGTGAAGTGTTAGCAGTCCACTGTATGAGAGGTTAAGGAGGCGTAAGTCCATTGTCATTATACTTCTCCACGTAATTTGAAATCCATGTTAGGACTCCTGTTCTGATTTCGTATGAACAGCCACAAGATAACAGATGCAGTGCGCGCCTGAACATCCAGTTAGTTCTGTGTGGATGTTTGATGGCAGTATATTTATGTAGTGTAATCAAGTATTCTGGAGGGAAGTCAGGTGATCCTGTACCTTCTATAATTGGATTGATTACAGGGATTCCAAGTAACCACATGCGCAGCTTCATCAAGTCTATTACATCGTGCAAGGATGAATTCAGTAGGCACACAATTACCAGCACATCGTAATCAGGATCGTATGTGCTGGTTGGATGTGCTAATGCTATGAGTTCTTCTTGTGTTGGGATATGTGGTGCTGGCTTGTGTGATGCAGGTATGGATACTTTGATTCCACTGGAGCTACTGGAGCTACTGGAGTTTTGTGTGCCCATTACGCTCTGCCATTGAATCTTGCACGTACATATAGGACAATGACTTTAGTAGTTCTTCGATAGCTGCAGCACATTCTTCCTCACTACTTGGCATGAATGTGAGCGCCTTGAAGTTAGCTGTCCCCTCAAAGCGCGCAATAAATACTGCAAACATCAAATCAACATCAGGCTCAGTAAGTGGAGAGCATCTGTATACTGAGAGTGTACCTTCTGCTCCGATATTTACATTACGTTCAAGAAGTTTCTCTTTAACTTTGATAGGAAGCTCTGGATTGATGTGTGTGCTCATGATTAGAAGTCATCCAAGTCAAGATTTTTGAGAGGTTTCTTTTTGGGTTTGGAAGATTCTACTAGATGCACTTTAGTGACATGCTGAAGTCCAGTTACAATTGTTTTGATTTCATCATCTTGCAGCAATGTAACTACTTCAGGATCAGCTTTAAGCTGTGTGTGGATGGTGCGTAGAAGTGTAGGAATGAGGGGATGAGATGTAAGTAGATGGTTCTGAAGTGTAGCAATTTTCTCTCGGATATCATCTACATTACCGAGAGGTTGTGAGGTATTCATGGTATGCTCCTATATATCTGTTGGATCAAGATAATACTTAAGTGTGAAGTGTATGATGTTACCTTCACTACGTGCAAACAACTTTGCTGTTTTGCTATCCTCAGAAAGCTCCAATCTGAAACCTGTGTCCATTGTACGTTCCTTATGGACTGCTTTAATTAGGCGTGCATGTAGGTGCGGCGGATGCAGCACAGCTTGCTTGCCTTGTTTTTTCAGGTTAATCCAGATTTGCTGGTACTTTCTCATTGCATCATACTACTTATGGAGTGAGGTATGGTGGGGTGGGATGTGGTGCTACATATCTGAATCGAACAGATGACCTACTGCTTACAAGGCAGTTGCTCTACCAGCTGAGCTAATGTAGCAATGTTGTTACTTGAAACTAACTTGCTTTCCTATCACCCCTGTACTTAGTAAAACTCTTGGTGAGGGGATCAAGGAAAACAATCTAGCAGGAGATAGGAGGACTAGATTGTTTCTACTGCATGAGTTGCTGCATCAACCCATTACAGATTCGCCAGCAGATCCTCTTCGCTCATGTTCATCAGCTTGTCAGCCTTCTCAGTGAGGAAGTTGATGCACTCAAGATACTGCTCAGCATTTGCTGCACCATTGGTGTAGATACCCAGCTGATCCACCAGCAGGCTGAGAACTTTCTTGTTGGTTTTGATAGCTGCAAACTTGTTACCGAAGTTACGAGCAGCATTCTCCACCTTCTCAACAGGCTTACCAGTGAGGCCAGGCATAACAGCAATGTAGTCCTTGATGAACTCTTCCCAAGTTTCTTTCGGAATACCGCCGCCGCGACGCTCCGACTTCGGCAGATTAGCAATCTTGTCCCAAGTCAGTTCATCATACGGGAAATCTTCTGCTGTCATGTTCTCGTTTTCATTCAGCAGTTCACGAGCGCGAGAAACAACAGCATCAGCAGCGACTTCCAGCAGCAGGTCCAAACCTTTGCCGCCAGCTTCGAAGATAGCAACCAGACCTTCAACACTCGGTTTCAGAATCGGAAGCGTAATGGTGGGACGCTTGTATTCAATACCAGTTTTTTCATCAGTAACTTTGCGGAACGAGAAGTTAACTTCTTGCACGTCCACTTTGTTATCGAATTTAGCTTGCACCTTGGGGAGCATGGATTGGGGAGCAGGAGCAGCTTGATCTTGGGAGACTTGATTTTCAGACATTTTAATTCCTTTCAATTGAGATTAGAAACAACGTTGTTTAGAGGGATTGGTTAGAGTCTTGCAATGGTTCCTCTCGCGCCATCGAAATCACATTATGCCAGGGGGCGAGATCGGTGTCAAGTGGGTACGGCATTTTGCAAGGCTGATTTGTAATTCATACAAACTTACGTACTACCCATGCAAGAACTATCAGCATGAGGATTACAATGATTGAGGAAATTAATGTTTCTGCAAGCGCAGGATTGATGCTAAATTCTAGAGTGATGTTCATGGTTGTATCTCCTATCGCTTATTAAGTTGCTGCTCTGATCTAGTTGACCATTTGCAGTTATCTTTACAATAGCTTCCATTTACATCCTTTCTATCCAATGACATACGCTCTCCATAGCCAAATACATCTATTGGAGGATCGCCCATATCTTTATAGAACTCAGTGAATTTACTCCACCTAGGATCATAAGTAATACCTCTACCTCCGTAATAGTGATAATCTTTTCTAGTAGGACCATCACACCTCTGTTTCATAGCGCACCAAGATATGTAAGCAGCTTTGTGTTTGATGTGCCACTCACATTTACCGCAACACTGCCTACGCCTATTCATGTTAGTAGTTGTAAGTTCATTAGTAGTTACTTGAAAGTAATTTCCACATAAACACCTGCACTTCCACATATGCTTACTCATGTGCTGCTTTGGTAAACGTTCAAGTACTAAGATGTCTCCTATGTATGTTCCTTCTAAATGATAAGTCACACTAATATCCTCCAAAATTTGAGAAGTTATTAGTGTGACTGAAAAGCTGAATAGTTTCTATCTAGGGTTTCCGTTGATCCGGCCCTTGAAGTACTCAGCCTTCTCAGCAAGAGTATTACCTTTAATTTTCTGGCTCAACACACCTTTAGTGAATGTGTCTGATTCGCAGATACAGTACACTTCCTTACGTGCACGAGTTAGTGCAGTATACAAGAGCTCACGTTGCAGCATAGTTGCATGGGATTGATGCAGGCAGATAAATACTTTATCCCATTCTGCACCTTGCGCTTTATGAACTGTGAGTGCGTATCCATGCATCATTGCATTAACTGCAGATGCTGAATCAATTGTGATCTCCTGATCTGTGTCGAGCATACGGAGAGTAATGACATGAGATGCAGCAGTAACTCGTTCTTCTGAGTTCTGTGTCATATCTTCTAGCATACGTTCGATATCTTCCTCAGTAAGCTCTGCATCATCATCTTGAGAGTCGAGAGGGACGATTGGTGATGTAGATTGTTCGCATCCCCAGTAGTCGAGAGTTGTTGATGGTTTCTTGGTGCGCTTGCCTGTGTATGCTCCGTTCTTGTTGATGGATACAATCACTGCATCTTCTTTATCGTACATCACTCTATCACCTGGGGAATAGTAATGATGTAGGAATCCTGCGATTACTTCATAAGTTGTTGCATTCCTCTTGCGCGCCAGATGATTTGCAATGTGTTTGTTGAGTTCAATAGTTCCAAAGGATTTATTGAATGGACAAAGTACCATGTGCTCTTCAGGATCGTATATTCCTGCATCAATGGCGCGCTTGAGAAAGAGTGCAGTTGTATGGAGTGCATCTTCTCCAGTTATTTTCTTTTTCCAAGGGTGGAATGTAATCTTGCCATCTTCAGTTTCTTCTACATGCTTCTCTTTGAACTGGAATACTTCACCATTCTTGATAGCTGTTGCATACTTGATGATGGGGGAGTTAGCAGCTTGTCGGTAGATTTCAGTAAGTTCAATTACAGGAAGTTCTTGCATCCTGTAACCAAGAACTGCAGATCCAAAGACTGGTGGAAGCTGGTTGATATCACCAAGGTAGATACGTTGTACTTTGTGAGGGCACGCAACATTAACTTCTTCTTCAAGCTCCAAAGATACCATTGATGCTTCATCAATTACAAGAGTTTGAATGGAGGGACTAAGTGGATTGTAGGAATTGCGGCCTGGAATAAACTGCATTGTTTTCTTTTCTTCACCAGTCTCAGGATCAATCACTTCATAATACTCAGGCTGGTATTCAAGAAGTTTGTGCAGAGTGATGCAGTTAGATTTGAAATCTGTAGATACTGCACGTTTGAGATTGTTGACTGCGCGCCGAGTGTAGGAAGTAAGCACTGTGGAGGGAGTGCCATCAACAAGATACTTGTGGCCACCTTGCAATACAACTGCTCCCGCTTGTTGTGCAAGTGCAGTAATTACTGCTTTTAGGCAAGTTGTTTTACCTGTACCTGCTGCACCAATTAGTACACAATCTTTGCCGGATAGAACAAGATCACGGAATTCAGCTTGCTTGGAATTAAGTTGTATTTCTCCGCTGAATTGCTCACGATGTTCAGGAGATAAGATTGCAGCTGCTGTTGTTTGTGAAACTGTACCTTCTTGTTGTTGCTTCCTGAGTTCTCGTGCAGCACGTGCGCGCTCAAGCAGCTGCTGCATTGTGTTTGGCTGTGTACTCATGTTAGGATTCCTCTGAAAGTTTGATGTTGGAATACTTTGCGCAGATATTATACCAACGTACAGGTTTCTTTTTATTGGCTGATCGAGGATTTTTGCACAGCAGTACATCATGAACAGTTGCAGGAGTTGGAAAGTAATTGCAGGTTAGGCACTTAGCTCCTTCAGCCTGTAGTTTCTTTACAATCTCATTGTCATCTGCTGTTATCTTATCTCGCACATATGCCGATGCATCATGTTGGTGAATGTGTTTGTTAGTTGGTCGCATAATCTTGTTATTTCCTGTCCTGTATCTTAGAGCGTACAATCTTGGAGTGATAAGATGATCCATTGTGTGGTTGATGCCTGCATTCTGAGGAAATTGCAGGGGATACAAGAACTACAGGATGCAAACCTTCGTATGTATGTTTGGGTACACGAAATGAAAGTGCAATTTGTCCATGCTGTCCTGCTGCATCTACCGCACAATCTTCTGGCGTGCATTTATGGTAGATTACTCGATACAGGCGCCCTTCTTTGTAGATTGTACCATCCGCACTTTGGAGAGCAAAATACTTACGATCCCAATACAGGAGATAATGAGTGATGAGTGCAGCATCTTTAACTGCAACAGGAATCATCCATTCATTCTCAATGATGCGCTTAGTGTGAGTTATACGATCACGAGGAATAGTTGTGATGTTGTAATTAGATGTAACCATGATTACATTACCTCCCCATATTTCTCTTTCATGCGCCACTTCATTTTGGCGCGCACATATTCAATCTCACTAGAGTAATCTGATCTCTTAGGTTCTGTGAGAGGCGCAGATTGAATCATTGCGATTTTGTTAGATGTTTCTACAACATCTTCTTTGTTGAGTGTGCCTGCTTTGAATGCTTCAACATCTAGATCAGATAGGCAAAGATAAGATGATTGGGAATCGCGACCAGTTCTCAACAGGTCCATCAATGATGCTGCGCTGATTGAACCATGCGGAATGTTTTCTTCACAGTGAGTAATGAGTTCATTTACATCATTGGTTGGATACTGGAAGATTTTTTCTTCGCGTACACATGCACCAATTATTTCTTTCCAGTAATCTGCAAGTGTGATTGGATTCTTGTTGAGAGGGTGAATAATTGGGAACTGTGGGAAGTTACCTGCAAGTTCCGCCCAAGATGCAAGTGCTGTTGCATACTTAGTTGCATTCTTAAGATGTGTGGATTTAACCATACGCTCAAGCGCATATTCTCTGCGCCTAATACGTTCCTGTTCTGTTTGTTCTTTGTATCCGCGCATGAATTCCATGAATGATTCATGCCATGCTTCAATCCAGTAACGTACATTGTCTAGGGTGCAAGTATCACGAGTTACTGCGAAGGATGGAAGCACAAATTTAGGGTGATGGATTAGATTTACCTTACCAATGATTCGGATAAGTTGCTCCATGTTTCCAGCGACGAGGGAATCAGTAATTCCAGGCTGGTAATGGGCTGGATGCCTCCATTCTACAAGTGATGTAGAATCCATAAGTGCAAGGAATAGGAGATAAGAGTCGATGGAAGTAAGTTCTCCTGCACTCCACTTGCTTGTATATGAGAGCAACTTGTGCTGTGGAAGCAAGAAGATTGGATGATTGGTTTCATCATTGTGGAGATTCATTGGGAAATGTTCACACTTGAACACAATCCCACTGTAGGCGCATTTAATTGTTGCCATTGTTATTACTCCTGCTTGGTTAATGATAGACTCAATGGGTTGGATGTGTTGAATGCAGCATCCAGTGTTACCTAGTATATACGAATGCTTCGATAATGTCAAGTGCCTTCAAGAAATTGGTATGTGAGACTGTAGTATTATCTGTTGAGAACTCTCGCACTACCATGAGTGCATCTTTAACTTCTCTGATGTGTGGTGTGGGAGTTGTATGTACAATTGCTCCACCTTGGTGCTGAACAATTGTATCTGTGTGACGCTGACTGTTTTGTATGATTGCAAGGGGCATTTCAAATATCCTCATATTTAGAGACAGAGACTTCAGGTAACAATTCTTCCCCACTCAACAGCTTACCTAGTATATTTAGTTCCATTTCCTCTTGTTGTGTTAATGGATGGCCTTGGAAGTTAGCTTCCATGATGGAATCAAATAGTTCTTGCTGCTTGGTGCGGGGCAGATTGATGTAGTGTTCCAATGTGTATGGAAGTTCCACAGTCTGAGTGGATTGTACACTCTGAGTAACTGCAGCTGATTGCATGTTGCGCACTGGAAGTTTCCAATATACATTCTGAGGGGAAAATGCAAGTGTGCGAATCTTTCTCTTCAGTTTGGAGCCTGTGTGTGATGTAGGATTGTTTGGAAGTGATGATGTATCTTCAATGAACTTCATCAATCCAAATACACCACGCCATTCTATACATACTGCATTCTTTCCGTAATTGGAAGCCATACTGCGCCATGCACGATAATATGCAGGATACTGTGATTGTATTTCTGCATACTTTTCAGTAGCAGATTCAACTTCAGTTGGTACTTCATGTAGGTGTGTTGTATCAATTTCGGACGAGTGTTGTGATATGCTCATGATAACAGTGCTCCAGGGTTGGTACCTACAAATTTCTTACTGATTTCAATACCTACATTCATTATGTATTCTGTAGATATGATGATGAATTCTGTTTGTGGATGCGATTCTTTGAATGCATCAATGATCTTTTCTACTTGTGTATCAGATTCACAGATTACTGTGTGGAGTCTGACATTGTGTAGAGTGTTATTACCTGAAGCTAGGGTGTATCGTTTCATGATTGTGTGACTCCGGTGATTAGGTGTCTAGTCTTGCGCGCGCATATTGCACTTTTGTATGCGTATTTGATGATGATTGTAATGTAGATTTTTATGGTGCATCTATGTTTAGATGCATTGAAATATCGTATCATGTTGTTTGAGTTTGTGTAATGTTAATTGATGAAATTGGAACCCCAGAAAATCATAATCATAATCATAATCATAAAAAATGTCAACCCCTGTCCTGACCCTGTGACCCCATCCGGCCACCTAGTTTATATTGTTTGTTGCATCATCTTATCTATATTCCTGCATCACCATCCTATGTTATGTTGTGTGAACCTACGGTTCGTTTCCCTGTGTACCTATCCCCCCCCCACTTTAAAATTAGAGTGGAAGAAGGATAGAGAATAATATAGATACAGATAATAGGATCAAACAATATAGATAGGATGGGAGACAGAAATAATATAGTGGATGGAGGCAAAAATCGAGGGGGCCAGGGTAGGGTCAAAAATTTTTATGATTATGATTATGATTATGATTACAAATATGATTATGATTAAATGGGGTTTTCATAAATCCAAACAATCTTGTTTGAATCAATCAACCAAACAGAATTATCTGAATGATTGATTGAATCCAACAGACTGAATCTAGAATCTCACAGACTCATCAGCAAATCATCTGAATCATCCTTTTTATTCAACCTTTCAACAAAACGAGAAGCTAGCGCATCATCAGAATCGACAAACTCCAGCGCCTTGAGCATATTATCCCTTTGAAGCTGATTAAATGCTGCATTAGGCGATGCAAGTTTGGCGAAAGAGTCCTCATAGCCGCGAAGAATCTTACTCAATTTCTCTTCCTGTGCAGCAGTAGGAGCTGCATCATCAGGAATTCCGAGCTTGGATGCAAACGCTACCAAGAGAGGATCACGCAGAGAGTCTTTAAACCATTCCCGAATAGTATCGCCAGACAGTCTCCCAGATTCAGTGAGAAGGTGAGCAATAACAGCTTGAATGCTGATGTCTTCTTGCACAATCTCAGACTTTCCGCTTTCAACTGCATTCCGGATAATTGCATCTTGCGCCTTGTGGACTACTGCCAAAAATTCCCCCTTAAGCGCAGACAGGTGAGGTTCAACTTCACTCCATCCAAGAACCGGAATAGATACACACTTACTTTCCGGCTTAATTCCGGTTTCCTTATCCGTCTTATACGTCACCTTCGCAAGCCGTTGACCTTCAAGTGGCTTAGACTTCCCGATAACATATGCTTGCACGCTATGAGTGTTGGAAATATTAGACATAATAGACTCACTTTCATTTAAACACCGGGCGATATTACCCGCACTAACAGCCAGTTGTATTAACCTAGCTGCTAGGACTGGTATTATCTATCTACCTCGTTACCTCGTTACCTTGTAGGATACTTGCCAAATACTAACCAGTAAGCGTCCTCAAAATCTAGCCCAATGTTACGGCAATATCGCACAAAGCTAGACACTCCCCATAACCTAAGATACTTGGCGCTGATAGTCTCATTCCTTCTATCCATCTTACTTACCTTCCTTCTATGTAGTTAGCTGATGTATGTATTATCGTCCTCCAGAGAAATACTCCTATAGTACATTCGTACTAATTCACCTAGTACATTCGTACTACTTCCCAACTCTACACTCCAACTAGTACATTTGTACTACTTCCCCTGCATTCCTTATACAAACTCCAGCCCTTAGACTCAATCTAACTTTGCTAGTGAGAATGAGAATGATTCTCAAGCACCCCTACCCTAGGAGCCTTTTTTGGAGATGGTGCTTCCTACTTCCTATAACACCATCCAAATTTTCCTAAAATTTTTTGAAACTACTTTCACACATCAATAATATAACTCCTCCTCCAACTCTCTCAACTCTTCATCTCTATCTGGAAACCCCATTTTACTTCCACACTCATCCACTCTACAATACATCCATACTCGCAGTAAAAGGACTCTCACCATGAATGCGCCCCTCACACCTACAGAGTTAGATGTTCATACTCATGGAGTTTCAACTCCTACTCGTGATCGTGCACTCTCACTTCTTGGTCAAGGTGTTTCCATAACTCAGACTGCTGCAGCTTGTGGAGTCTCTGAATCTGCAATCTCACAACTACTTTCTCAAGAAGATTTCAAGAGTGCAGTTGTTGAGCGCCGATTCCGGGAACTGGAGAAACACAACAAACAAGATTCAGAATATGATGAGATGGAAGCTCTGCTTACAGAGAAGTTCAAAGCTTCCATTCCTCTTATGATGCGCCCAATGGAGATTCTCAAAGGACTCCAAGTAATTAATGCACAGAAGCGGCGCGGATCGAGTGCACCAGAATCCATCACGGATAAACAAACTATTGTATCTATCCAACTTCCTAACACCATCATTAACAACTTCACTCAAACTAACATCACCACTAATGTCCACAACCAAGTGGTGAAGGTTGGTGAAAAAGATCTTACTACAATGCAATCTTCTACCCTACTCTCTAACCACAAGGCAGCAGCACAACTCAAAAATGAAGCTCCCTCTCCACAACTCCCAAGTTCCACCAAGCACAGTACACACAGTACCGGCAAACGAGACTACACAGATGTGTAATAATCCTCCTGTTGCGCGTACACAAGTGGAACGAAACAAGGCGGCTGCATTGGAAATACTACTTCGAGTATCTTCATCTCTTCAAATCAACACAGCTTCTCAAGTACACAAGACAACAATTGTAACAAGAACTGAGGAACTGTGATGAGTACAACTCATGTTGAGCCTGTTGGAGAAGTAACTGCATCTGCGCTTGAGATTCAAGAAGCTGCGAAGTCCTCACTAGACTTCCTGGCTTCTCTTGCCATGCCTGCAGTGTTTGTATTCTTGTATCCTGTAGTATTCCAAGCTGTATGGAAGTGGCTACTGGAATTCACACACCGCACTCGTGACTTCTCACAGCTCGCTCTAGGTTTGCCTCGCGGCTTCGGTAAAACAACCCTCATTAAAATCTACGTTCTCTATTGTATCCTATTCACCAAAAAGAAATTCATCCTAGTAATTTCCGCATCAGCAACTCTAGCTGAGAACATTCTCGCGGATGTGATTGATATGCTGGAAGAACCAAACATTAAAAAGGTATTTGGTGATTGGAAAGTAGGTGTAGAGAAGGATACGCAAGCAATTAAGAAATTCGGGTTCAGAGGACGTAATGTTATTCTAGCTGGTCTAGGCGCAGGAACTTCACTTCGCGGTCTTAACCTTAAGAACGAACGTCCAGATGTAATGATCTTTGAAGATGTACAGACTCGCGAATGTGCTGACTCTCAGACACAATCTGAAGCATTGATGCGTTGGATGGTAGGTACAGCTATGAAAGCTAAGTCACCTGCTGGCTGCCTCTTCATCTTTGTAGGTAACATGTATCCTACTAAGCATTCCATCCTTAAACAGCTAAAGACAAACCCTACTTGGATCAAATTCATCACTGGTGGCATTCTAGCTTCTGGTGAATCTCTCTGGGAAGAACTACAACCTCTCACTCAACTTCAAGCTGAATTCGCTAATGACCTTGCAATGGGCCATCCTGAAATCTTCTATGCAGAAGTTCTGAATGATGACTCAGCAACAGCAAATAATCTGATTGATCTATCTGCACTTCCTACATATCCAATCCAGGATGGAGATATTTCAGCAGGTAACTTTGTTGTGATTGATCCAGCAACAGATAAGGTTGGCGCGGATGCTGTATCAGTAGGTTACTTTGAAGTATTTGACACTAAACCTGTGTTGATGGAGCTTATTGAAGACAGACTCTCCCCATCAGATACCATCCGTGTAGCTCTTGAATATTGTCTCAAACACAACTGTCGCTGTGTAGCGATTGAATCAAACTCATATCAATACACACTTAAGTTCTGGTTTGAGCACACGTGCCAGCAGATGGGGATTCAAGGTATTGAAGCTGTGGAAGTATATTCAGGAACATACAGTAAGAATTCCAGAATCCTCAGTATGTTCAAATCCTATCTAGCTGGTGAGCTGTATGTACACCCTACATGCAAACCAGCAGTACATCTTCAGATGGCTCAGTTTAATCCACTGAAGCGAGATAACACTGATGGCCTTCTAGACCTTCTTACATACGCTCCAAAAGTGATTGATATGTACGGAGAGTATGTAATGTCACTCAATGTAATTCAATCTGAAGACTGGAGTAGGATTGAGATACCTGATGAACTTGCAACATCCCCATTTTAATTGGAAAATTTAGAGAACCTGGAGAAATATTATGGCTACATCAACATCATCTCCTAAGCAGCTTGATGTTCTAGAAGTTCTGGACTCTCTCAAACAGACTGATCCAGTAACTCGCTTTCTTGTTGCTTCCAGTATTATTCAACCTTCTTCAACTGGTGGCATCTCCACACAAACACTTAAAGGTTTACATGATCTTGGATTACTTCCTGGACAGAAATCTCCTGATGAAGTGAAGAAAGCAACTCCTCCTACACCTAAATACAATGAAGGAAGTAAAACTCAAATGAAAGAGTTTGAGGATGTTATGGGCGCTGGAGCTGCTGAACGCAGGCGCATCGAGCAAGAAAAGATTAAGCAAGAACTGTTTAGAAGGCACATGCGCTCTCAAGCTCCTGCACCTGCTCCCACTGCTGGATTTCCTCCAGTGCTGCTAGCACTCCTGAATTCCAAGCAAGTCTAGTTCCTTATATACTCTAATCCTAGGAATCCTACATCATGGCCATTGTAGCTAACACACCTACACTCCTCTCCAAGTCATCTCAGGAAGGTATACTTAACTTCCATAATCAAGCTGTGGAACTATCTTCCACACTATGGAACTTGCGTACAGTTCTTGAGCGTAATGATCGCACTTACATGCGAGAAGTGGACTCCACCACAGAACAGCAAAAAGCAGTAATTGCTAATGCTTATGGAGATACAACTAAGTTCCAAAACATTGTTGTTCCTGTTGTACTTCCTCAAGTGGAAGGTGCGGTAGTTTACCAATCCAGTGTATTCCTCACAGGTAATCCTATCTTTGAATCTGTTGCATCTCCTGAATACCAGGATGCAGCTATGCAACTTAATGCAGTGATTGAAGAGCAGCAGATTCGTGGTGGTTGGGTTGCACAACTGATGCAACATTTCCGCAATGGAGCAAAGCATAATCTTGCTGCTCTTGAGGTTGATTGGAAGCGAGTAGTTACAGCGGCTCTGGAAACTGATCTAGGCATCTCCAGCACACAAGCTATTCCCAAAGAAATCATCTGGGAAGGTAACGCTATTCGCAACCTAGATCTATACAATACATTCTGGGATACTAGGGTTGATCCTGTTGATGTGCCAGCTAAAGGTGAGTTTGCAGGCTTCACTGAGCTCATGTCACGTGTCGCACTTAAACAGTTCCTGAATTCCCTTCCTTACAACACCAATGTAACTGCTGCATTTGAGTCCACAGTTGGAGGTAATGGCCACACATACTACACTCCCATCCTGAATCCTAACTGCTTCAAATCCGACAAAGATATGTACGGAATTGCAGGCTCTGGAATGGATTGGGAAGCTTGGGTCACTGCATCCAAGTCAGAAGTGAAGATTGACTACAAGAACATGTATGAAGTTTCCACCATCTATGCTAGAATCATTCCTTCTGATTTTAACATCCGCGTACCTTATGCTGGAACTCCTCAAGTTTGGAAGTTCATCATTGTTAATCACAATGTAATTGTGTACTCTGAGCGTCAAACAAATGCTCATGGCCTGATTCCGATTCTGTTCTCTCAACCTAATGCAGATGGTCTTGGACACCAAACCAAATCACTTGCTGAGAACGTAGCGCCTTTTCAATCTATTGCTTCTGCAATGTGGAACTCAGTAATTGCAGCAAGACGCAGAGCAATCAGCGATCGTGGAATCTATGATCCCTCCAAGATTGATGCCAAACACATCAACTCAGATAATCCTGCAGCCAAGATCCCTGTACGGCCATCTGCTTATGGTAAGCCTGTTTCTGATTCTTACTATGCAATTCCTTTCCGTGATGACCAGTCTGGAATCTTGATGCAAGAATCTCAGTCTGTAATTCAGATGGCTAATTTAGTATCTGGTCAGAACCAAGTGCGTCAAGGTCAGTTTGTTAAAGGTAACAAGACGCGTCAGGAATTCGATACAGTTATGGGGAATGCGAACGGCAGAGATCAGTCAACATCCATGTTGTACGAATCTCAACTCTTCACTCCTCTCAAGGAAATTATCAAGCTGAATATCCTGCAATACCAGGGTGGTACCAGCATCTATAACCGTGAGCAGAATAAAGTAATTGAGATTGATCCTATCAAACTACGTAAAGCAATCACTGCTTTCAAGATGGCTGATGGTTTGCTCCCCACTGATAAACTTATTAATGGTGACACTCTTCGTCAAGCTCTTCAAGCGATCAGCACTTCTCCGCAACTTAATGCTGATTACAATGTTGGTCAAGCCTTCTCGTATCTGATGAAGACTCAGGGTGCTGATTTGCGGCCATTCGAGAAGAGTGCAGAACAGAAAGCCTATGAACAAGCATTGCAAGCTTGGCAAGGTGCAGTAGTTGAAGCTCTCAAGAATGGTGCAACCAAGGATCAACTTCCGCCTCAGCCTACTCCTGACCAATATGGTTACACACCTTCTAATCAGACAGCGCAGCCGCAAGAAGGTGGACAGGCTCAAGCAGAGCAATCAACTGCATCTACTCAACCTGGACAGCTCTAAGGAACTAAGGAAATCCAATGGCACAAGAAACATCTACCCTATTTACTAAATACATTCTTACTGATGAAGAGGAGTTAGCAGGCACAGCATTTTCAACTACGCAACGATGCTTCATGCAAAACATCATCGCTGAAGCAGCAGAAGAGAAGGTTCGCCTAACCTTTGATCCACTAAACCCTAACGCATTTATTCAACGTGAAGCTGAGTTGCAAGGAACCATTCTTACACTCCAAGCAATTCTGGCGCGTCATGATGAACTACTGCAAGCAATGTCTGTACAACCTTCAATCTCTAACACATAGGAGTGACTAACATGAGCATCCTCGATATCTTCCGTACCCAGCCTGCACAAGCAACAACACAGCAAGGAGCAGATAACAACCAAGCTCCTCAAGGTGCACAGCAGCATACTGATAACCAACCAGCTGGAACATCTAATACTCCGGCCCCTGTAGAAGCCCCACTTGACGAGTTTAAAACCCTGTGGGATACTACGCCTACTGATGGTCAACAAACTCCAGCAGGTGTATTTGGAGAAGTTGATCCTAAGAAAATTTTTGAAGCTGCTAAAGGCGCTAACTTTGCTGCAGCAATTCCTCAAGAAACTCTCCAAGCTATTGCAGCAGGCGGTGACGGTGCAGTAAAAGCCATGCAAGATGCTCTCAACAGTACTACTCAAGCTGTGTTTGCTCAGTCTACTCTTGCAACTGCTAAGTTGGTTGAGCAAGCAATTGCTAAGACACAAGCTGCAATGGAAGCACAACTTCCTGCTCTTGTTGCTAAACACTCAGCTTCTGATAGTCTCCGCAGTAAAAATCCTGCACTTTCTAACCCTGCTGCTCAACCTATCATTGCTGCAGTGCAAGCACAACTTGCAGTCAAGCATCCTAACGCAACTGCTTCTCAACTTACTGAGATGGCAGAAAAGTATCTCACCAATTTTGCTGAAGTAGTTGCTCCTAAGAAAACTACTCCTACGGACACAAACACAACAGTTCCTGGAGAAGTTAATTGGGAAGAGTTTTTTAAATCGTAGTTTCATTTCATAGTTACATTTTTAAGGAGTAATACAAATGCCCGCAATTCGTGATATCTTTAATACTAGCGGTTTCACACAGGATCACGCTAAAAAATCGTTCGCAGGTATGATCACTCGGTATATGCCGAATGGTACTGCACCTCTGTTTGGTCTTACTTCGATGGTTGGTGAAGAGACTGCTGTTAACGTGGAGCACGGTTTCTTCACTAAAACTATGCTGTTCCCGGAAGCTACCATTGCTGGCGCTAAGATTGCTGGTGATACAACTCTCACAGTTGTTGATTCCAGCCAGCTGGTTCCTGGTATGATCCTGCAAGCTTCCATCACTCGTGAAAACATGATTGTCGATAGCATCACAAATGCTACAACTATTGTTGTCACTCGTGGTGTTGGTACAGTTGCAGCTGGTGCGCTGGCTGATGCAAGTGTTCTGTATCAGGTAGGTACTGCGTTCGAAGAAGGTTCCACGCGCCCGCAAGCTATGAATGTTACTCCGGTTCGTGTTACTAACCTGACACAAATCTTCCGTAACACCTGGGCTCTGACTGATACTGCTCGCGCTGTTCAAGTTATTGCTGGTGAGACTAACGTTGCTGAATCTCGTATGGACTGCGCAGCTTTCCACGCAGCTGATATCGAGAAAGCACTGTTCTTCGGTCAGAAGTCTAGCGGTACTCGCAATGGTAAGCCGTTCCGTACAATGGAAGGTCTGATTGCTGCGATCAACAATGCTGCTTACTATCCCAACATCTACGCAGGTGTGCCGAACGTTAGCACTGCTGGTAGTACAACAACATTCGCTCAGCTGGAAGGTTATCTTGACCCGGTGTTTAACCAGAATACTGATCCCAAGATTGCTAATGAGCGTGTGCTGTTTGTTGGTGGTACTGCTCGTAAGGTTATCAATGGCATTGGTCGTCTGTATGGTGATTACGATATTGTTGATGGTCAAACTAACTTCGGTCTGCAGTTCCAAACCTTCAAAACTGCTCGTGGTACCTTCCGCATGATTGAGCATCCGCTGTTCAACACTAACGTTAACTGGAGCAAGATGGCTGTTGCTGTTGATCTGTCCACGTTCAAACTTGCATACCTTGGTAACCGCAAAACTCAGTCCAAAGAGTTCAACATGGATGGTACTGCTGTTGACAACGGTATTGACGCAGTTGGCGGTACTCTGACCACAGAACTTACCTGCTGTGTTAAGAACGCTCCTGCTAATGCTGTCATCTACAACCTGACTGCTGCTGCTTAATCTAAAGTAATTGTAGTTTCCTCCCTTGGAAGGTATGAGATAACATCAAGTACCTTCCATTTTTTCTCCCTGTTGTACTCTATTACCTTAAGGAACTATCATGGCTCTCGCTAAAGTCTTTAAAAACCGTGTCGCTAACTGCAAAGTGTTTACCCCTGAAGGTCGTCAAATTACATTTGTCAATCACAAACACATTACCACAATCGAGAAAGATATTAAGTATCTGACTGAGCTTGTTGAAGAAGGTGATGCCTATGTGTACATTGATCAGAATGAAGTTGAAGTTGATACTGAGGATCTGTCTCCTGAAGGTCAAATTCGCAAACTGAAGCGTGAAGCAGTTGAAGAATATCTTGCTCAGCAAGCACGTGCAGCTCAGCATGAATCCACATCTGTTCAAGGTCAATTGAATCCTGGCACAACCAAGACAATTTCTCCTGTGATGATGGAATCTTCCAGCACATCAGAAGCTGCTTCTATTGCACCTGCTACGCCTGCTACGCCTGCTGCAACTAAAAGTGAAGGTGTGAAAGTCTCAGCACCTGCTGCGCCAGCAAAATCTGAGTAAATCAATTTAAAGGTAACATACCATGAACGCAGCTTTCACAACTTTACTTGGTGAAGTTTATACAATTACAAACAGGCCTGATCTTGAGGCAGAAACTTCTATGGCTGTGAGAGCTGCAACTCTTAAGCTGCATCATATCGACTTCTTCCCTCGTGATCTAGTTGAACAGCATGTTGTGTTTAATGCAGCTGATTACTTCCAAGTTCTTGCATATAAAGATCTCTTTGCTCGTTTCCGCGCACTTAGTTATGCACGTAAATACGAGAATGGGGATGCTACACAATTTCTCAAGGTGATTACTCCTACTGATCTATTCGATGGCTATGGATACACCAGAGAAAATGTGTGTTATCTTGCAGGAGAAGTAATTCAGATTAGATCTCATACCGAGATATCTGAATTACTTGTAGGTTATTACCAGAATCCTCTTACAGTTCCAGATGATTATTCATCTTGGATTAATGATCTGTATCCTTTTGCAATCATCACTGAAGCTGCAGCAGCGGTATTCAAAATGATTGGCAAGGATGAAGAAAATTCGCTGTATCGGCAGATGGCTGCTGAGCATGCACAGATCGTACGTAACTCCAATATTACTGCGGAGGCCTTCTAAATGCTAGATTGGATCAATAATTTATCCGTTGATTGGGTACATATTATGCCATTCGCGTGTGTTGTAGTAGGAAAGCCAGTGCCAGAAAATCGTCCAGCCTTAACAAGATTGATTGAGCAAAGTTTTGTAGGTATAGTTGCTGCAGCCATTGGAACATATACAACTATTCAAGTCATGCAAAAAGATATTGATCGACTTAAAGAAGATCAAATCAAACAAGAGGCTACAGCAGCAAAAGCTATAGCAGAATCCGAGGCGCGCGTAACATCCCAGATTACTGAAATTCGACGCATCATGCTAGAATCTGCGGCTAGGTCTAAGTGATTAGGTAAACTCAAATGGCTCAACAACAGTATCGTGCAAACTTACTTTCCGCAGATTTCCCATTTCTCTCTGAGAATCATGGGCGCACTGTGATTGTTGGTCAAATTGATCAAGCCACTCATGCAGCAGCTAATCCAGCAGATCGCGATAAGACTTCTAACGCAGGTATTCCACAACTCTATTACTGTCACAATGTAGTTCCCACTCAGCAAGGCTTGCAATCTGTAGGATTTGAAACATTGACTACTGGCCTAGATGCCGAGACTTCTTTTGTAGATGTGCTCCCTCTTAGAGATTCTCTGGATCGTAAAGCATATCTTGGTTATACATCTGATGGGCGCTTTTATATTACAACAACGCCATTCAGTACTTGGACACTTAAGCTTACTCATGCACCTGCTGCTGGTAAGCTGGTTACGCGCGCATACACTCAAGGTGTAACTTACATCTACATTGCGAATGTAGGATGTTACAAGTATGACTTTGATACAAATGCTCTTGTAAGTGTGACTCTCACTGGCCTCACTGCAGCTAATATTCTTGGAGTAACATCACTCTCTGGCTATCTTGTAGCATGGACTTCTGATGCTGTAGCTTGGAGTGCAATTGCTGATCCTACAGATTTCGTACCTTCTCTCTCGACAGGTGCAGGTGGCGGTTCAGTTGAAGGTGCAGCTGGCGCACTTCTTGTGATGGCTGCAGCTAACATTGGCATTCTTGCATACACAACAGGTAATGTACTATCCGCAAACTACACAGGTAACAGTCAATATCCATTCATTTTTAGAGCACTTCCATCTTCTGGAGGACTTAAAAATGCCCATCACGCTGACTATGATTCACTATCAGGACAGCAATATGCTTACACTACTTCAGGTCTGCAGTTGTGTGATGTTCAACGTGCTCAGATGGTTCTGCCAGCAGTCACAGACTTCATTTCTGGTGGAGAGTTTGAAGATATAAATTCTACAACTGGAGCTATCACTAAAGAAACTCTCAGTACCGCAATGGTTAAGCAACTCAAAATGGTTGCTAATCGCTATCTAATCATCTCTTATGGCAAGACTTCACTGACTCACGCACTTCTGCTTGATACTCAACTTAAGCGTTTTGGTAAGTTTAAGATTAACCATGTGTCTGTGGTTGACTTGCTTCTTGGCGAAGAGACTGAAGATGTAGCTAAGAACAGTATTGGTTTTGTGCAAGCTGACGGCTCTATCAAGGTAGTAGATTACAACTCTCAAGTGGATGCTACAGATGCAGTAGCCATTCTCGGTAAGTACCAATTTGTGCGCAGTAGGAAGCTTCAACTAAATGAGATTGAATTCGAAAACATTGAAGCTGATGATACATTTACTGTGCGTGTTATGACTTCTCAGGATGGTAAGAATACTACACTATCTGCTGCACTTACTCCTATTGATGCTTCTACACTTCTTCGTACATATCCTTGCCGCATCACAGGTTTGAATCATTCTTTATTTCTGACAGGTAACTTCCGGCTCAACTCACTGCTACTTAACTTTACTGTGCACGGAAGGCGCTAGAGAAGGAATCATACACCATGTCTGTAACTCAAAACTATGCTCTCAACCTTGGTCTAAATGAAGTACCTGATGATTCTCTTGACCCTGAAGTGTGGGCAGAGTTTCAGAAGGTGTTTCAGGCTATGAAGAATCTGGCTGATTCAATGGATTCAGGAGCTAATCCTGCTGTAGCAGCTTCTCCTGGCTCCCAGATTCGTACGCAGAATTACTCAATCATGTGGCGCACATCATCTACTTTCCTACCTGCTGGAAGTGTAGTGATGTTTGATCAAGGTTTAGCAGTTCTTGCTGGTACTTCCAAACCGTATCCTGATGCAATTACTGAGTCAGATGTTCCTGCTGGAACTCCTATGCCATTCATCTTATTTGGTGCTGTGTGGTATCCGCCGGGCGGACTTACTCCTGGAACAAGATACTATGTAAACAATGCATCTCCTGGAACTCTTTCATCTTCTTCTGGTGCAGGTAAGTTTGTAGGTCAAGCTCTTGCTGCTGATGTACTTTTCTTTGATCCTCAAAGATTCTAAGGAACTGAGATGGGACTTGAAGATACTTCAGCTTTGGAGGCAATGACTCGCGCACTTAATAGTGCACCTAATGCACAGATTGATCCTAAGATTTGGACTGAATTAAGCAGAATACACAGTGCTCTCAAAGAGATGGCATTTGTAACTGACTTGGTTAACAACCCTCCGGGCGGTGATTATGGAGGAGTTCCTGTCCACAACTATCTACAAGAACAAACTAGAATTACAGCACGAGCTACTTATAATATTCTTGCTGGAACACCTGTACGTCTTGAATACAGTGATGGTGAACTTAAGGCCTTTCTTTGTTACTATGGATCATCTCCCACTATTTTCACGCGTTGTGATGCTGCAGCTGAGCATGACGTAGCTAACGGAGCACTTGGAGAATTTGTACTTAGAGGTACAATTGTAGGATACAATGTACAATCTGTAACATCAGGAGCTCTCAACACCTATCACAGTCGAGTGTATGCTAGAGGTATTAGCGGTTCATCCAACTTTACTTGCTCCTGGGGATCAGGTGATAGAGATTTAGCAGTTGCTGGAGTATTCTTACATGCTTATGCAGTAGATACACTCAGTACAATTCTCATGTATTTCAATCCTGAAAGGACTTGGCTAGATAAGCCGTTTACATTATGAAACTTTCCGAACACTTTACACTTCAAGAAGCTACATACTCCCGCACTGCTCAACGTCTAGGAATTTCTAACAATCCGGCGCCTCATGAAATTGAGACAATGAAGAAAGCTGCTGTAGGAATGGAGAGAGTGAGAGCATTGTTAGGTAATCTCCCAATTACCGTCAATTCTTGGTACAGAGGTCACTCATTGAACTTAGCTATTGGAGGCAAGGAAACTTCTCAGCATCGCAAAGGTGAAGCTATTGATTTTGTGTGTTTCAAGTATGGATCACCTGAAGAAATCTGTAAACTTATTGCAGCACACGCTGATCTAATTCGTTTCGATCAACTCATTCTTGAACCTGGTTGGGTTCATATTTCATTTGCGATTGTCAGTCGTACAACTCCTCGTAAACAGGTTCTCACAATAACCCCCTCTGGGAAAGTTTTACCTGGAATTGTATCATAACTGCAATCATTACTAGGGGCACATCATGGCAACTACCGGACAAGCGGTTCCCGCTACTAACTTCCTTGCCTCTCTGCTTCCGCAGAAAGCTGGAACAGAAACAACTACAAGCACTGAACAGACTAATCTGACTCCTGAAGCGATTGATGAAATCATTCGTAACATGATGGAGAGTGATTCAGGGCTTGCTGCCATTCTACAGAATCAAGCAGGTAAGGGGCTGTATAACTCTACAACCGCTCAGCTGCTTGCTAATGATCTTGCTGCACGAGTTGCAGGTAAAGCTGCACTTGCGAGCGCGCCCACCACCAGAACACAATCTACCAAGTCTACAATGGCCGGTAAAGGCGGTGGAGTTGATCCTAAGTATGCTCTTGGCCTCAAACTGCTTGAAGGTCTTACATCTAAATTCTTTGGTCAACAGCCTATGGTTGGAGGTCAGAACCAAGCTAATGCTGGATTCCAAGGTATGTTGGATCAATTGCTTGGTAGAAAGAAAGGTGCAGGTACTCAAGATAGCTTCTCTGGGGGAGGCTTCAATCCTGTTGAATCTGCTATGATGGATAGCTTCTTTGCATCTTCTCCGCTTGGTTTTACTGGCGGTGGCGGTGTTGGCTCTTTTGGTAACTTCCAATCTACACCAATGATGGACTTCGGATTTGGTGGGAGTGGAGGTGGTTTTGGTTCTGGTGGATTCGATAACTTCTCTTTTGGTCTAGGTGGCGGAGGTTACAGTTATGATCCTTTCAGCCTTACTGCTGGAGGTAACTTCAGTCTTGGTAACTCTTTCATGTCTCCCACTTCTAGCTTTGCTAATGACTTTGCATCAGGTATGATGGGCGGCGGTTTCTCTGGCTCTTCTAACTCCTTCAATTGGGGACCTGTAGATTACGGATTTGGTGGCGGTTTCTCTAGCTCTTGGCTCTAAGGAGTATTATAATGCCTGATCAAAACTTGCTACTTGATGCACTTAACTCTTCTGCACTTGCACAGAATGCTGCAAAGAAGCAAGAGGATACACTCACTCGTATTCTTTCCAGTATGGGATTGCTGAATGAGCAGTCTCAAGAGACTATCACACGTGCAAGTGAGGCAGCATCTACTGTTGAGCAACAAGCACTTCTTGGAGCGCAACAGGCGCAGGAAGCTGCCCAACAGTTTGCGCGTGAGGCAGGAAGTGATATTAGGTCACCTGAAAACATTTTGATTTCTCTGGGCCAGGAACTAAGAGCCAATCTTACACGCGCACAACAGGCGCGCCAGAACATTGACACCAAGCAATCCATCAATATCATTGACAATCCTCTTGCTTGGCTGCATGGACAGATGACAATTGGTCAGGATCAACAAGTGTATACTGGCTCGATGCAATCTGCTGAAGGTATTTCCCAGAACATCAGCACACTGACTGCTGCAACAGATCAAGTTGGCAGAACTCAGGCAGCTCTTGCAACTAAGATTACTGATGCGACTCGTGCAGCCGCTGCTGAAGCTCGCCGCCTAGAAGCTGAACAGTCTAAGCAAGCTGCACTTAGGAATCATCTCAAAGAAGA